TACCTCCATCTGGTGCTTTGAAAGTAATAGAACTACTGGTAAATCTTGCGTTCTCAGCACCACCAGTTTCTACTGTAAATGTATCAGCAGTAGGGAAACGAAGAGCAGTATCAGTATCTCCAGTGTGGAAGATGGAATCTGCAATCGATACATTGCGTGTTACCGTTAAATCTTGTCCAATAGTGACATCATTAGGAAGTCCAATAGTGAGTGTTTGACCTGAACCTGAGGTCTCAATCTCATTTGATGTACCAGCAATGGTGAAAGTTTGACTATCAAGGTCAACACTTAGAGCACCACCACTATCACCTTGGAAATCTAAATCAGATGCTGTTACTTGAGAATCAACATATGCCTTAATTGATTGCTGAGTGGCCAGTGCTGCCGCACTGTCTGATGCCATATTATCTTCATCAAGTATGGTTGTGATACCAACTAATGTTTGTCCTGCAGTACCAACATTAAAAGTGGTAATTGTAGCAGTACCAGATACATTTACATCATCAAGTTCAGTATGTCCATCTACATCTAATGCGCCATTAGCATCAAGAGTGCCAGTAATTGTGGTGATTCCTGTTACTTCAGCACCACCACCAACGAAGAGATTTTTCTCAATACCAACACCACCTTCAATGACCAATGCACCAGTGTCCTTACTTGAGGACTGAACTGTACTCGAAATAGTATTGATACCACTGGTGCTGCTGACTTGAAGAGTACCAATCGTTGCGATACCAAGGATATTCAGGTTGGTATCAAGAACAACGTCTTCACTAATATAAAGGTCTCCACCAACATAGAAGTCACCACCAGTGGTTGTGATACCACCAGCACCTGCAAGAGTTACTGCAACACCAGTTGCCGAACCATGAACAGAGAGACCAGTTCCAACAACAACGGAATTAGTTAGATTTGGTCCATTAACTGTTCCATCCAGAGTGGAGATACCTGTGACGTGGATAGAACCAACAGTTGCAATACCCAGAATATTCAGGTTGGTATCAAGAACAATATCTTCATTAATATAGAGGTCTCCACCAACATACAGGTCACCACCAGTGGTTGTGATGCCACCAGAAGAAGCCAGAGTTGTGATACCAGTAGATTGGAGAGTTCCAGAAACCTCAACACCTATAGCATTGGTTTCAAATCTCTTACCATTATCGTGGTAAAGTTCTACTGATCCATTTTCAGTAAATACTGCTTGAGTTTCATTAAGTGCCGCATTCTTAATGGTTAATGAATTAGAACCAACGATTAAACCACCAGTTCCAGTATCGCTAATATATGAATTACTTCCATCATGATAGACTTTTAGGTCTTCGCCATCACCAAAAATCGCTTTGGCATGGTCTTTAAAGAATGCAGTGCTACCAAATCCTACAGTAGCACCAGTTCCAATGATTACATTTCCTACAAATGTTGAGATACCAGAGACATTTAAATCACCAATGCTGATATCATCAATGTTGATATCACCAGTGACAACCATGTCACCTCTAACATATAATGCAGTCTGCCCTGAAGTGACAGGAGAGTGAACCTCAAGTAAATATCCAGGAGCATCGGTTCCTACACCTACCGATCCTGCAATACCAGCGGTGGCATTTGATAATACTGTGAGAGTTGTTCCACCTACACCAACATTTAATTCATCTAAATTGGTGCTAATTCCAGTTACGGTAATATTTGTGACACCAATACCAGCACCCTCAAAGACATGAAGGGTATATTCAGGTACGGTTGTGCCTATACCAACCTTATTACTATCAGTGTCCGCAACAATAAGATTAGTGTTGACTTCTATGCCGTTCTTGACGACAAAATTCTTATTAATTGCCATTCGGGTTCACTCTCCCCCTACTTATTTCTTTTTATTATTTATAAGATTCAAACACGTCTTATGAAGACTGTAGCTTTAGAGGAGTTGCTTCCTCCAAGTTGAGTGTCAACAACTTCGACAGATCCATTTGAATATCCTGATCCACCGCCAGCACTAGAATATCCAATTCCACCCGAACCTCCGGTTGCTCCATTTCCGCCATTTGCATGATTGGGTGGACCTATCTCAGAGTCTGTTCTACCATTCATTCTACCTAAACCACCAGTATGTTGAATTGCATAACCATCTTTATATCCTCTAAAACCTAAAGCAGCAGTAGCAGATACTTCATCTCCATTAGCCATTCTAAATTTTAGTGATTGATCCAATGCATTAACAGATTCACATGCGGTCTTCCCTTGTGTTGCCCAATAATCTCCCTTTGTACATTTTATTGTTCGTCCACCCGATGTGCTAGTAATATCAACTTGAGAATCACCAGCATAAACACCTGTGGGAGGGTCTATTAATCTACTCCAAATTCCGTTAGCACCCAGAGTGCCTTCAGCAACTCTATCACCTGGTAAACCACCAATATTTCTTCCCTGTTCACCAGATAATCCAATTCCACCACCTCTACCACCGTTACCATTAAGTCCAGCATCACCTCCTCCACCAACTACAGCAAGTAAGTTTGCTCCCCTATAAATGAATGGAGTATTGATAGAACTATTTAATCCTGCAATAACATATTCGATATTTCTGTCCAAAGTAAATTTAATTCTAGAATATCCACCTTCACCACCTACTTTACCATTACGATAATCTCTACCTTTGCCACCAAAAAGATCCATTTCTATCTCAATGTCTTTATCTGGTGCATATATGCTATAAAGGTATCCACCTTCACCAGTTCCAGTTGAGGATCCTGATTTAATCTCTTCCTCTCCATTCAAAAGATTTACTTCTTGAATATTTACTGTTCCGTCAGCAGATATTGTTTCAATTATAATTCTATCTTGCTGTGTTGGATCAGTAACTGACGAAGTTACCGTATCGCTTGTTAGTGGAGAGTTTGACGCTGTGGAATTAGAAACTACACAATATACGCTTCTGGTATTATTAAACTCTGCATTATCTGATTTTATTGATAATGTAGGTGTTCCTTGACCACTAATTACCGTATTTTGATATGTTATTATTTCGTTTATTACTTCTCTTGGGGTTTTAACTGGTCTTGTGGTTGAGGTTGTATACTGATAATTTATACTGCCATATCCTTGACCTCTATTATTACCAGGAGATCCAGTGAAACTTATATAATCAGATCTATATCCAGAACGACCACCTTCTCCTCCACCGCCACCATTACTGTTATCATGTCCGTGTCTACCGCCACTTCTTGCGGGAGAAACTCCACCACCGGCACCACCACCGCCACCACCGTCGTCGTGCTGATCCTCACCCCTATTACCTGAAGAGGTAGGAATTGATGATGTAAATGGACTACCACTAAGTCCACGAGCAACTTGTCCGCCAGAACCTCCTCTGTTCAAAGAGCCGCCGCCACCGCCTCCTCCACCGCCACAGACGGCAAGCAAAAGACCATTATCACGTAAAACACCAGAGGCACCACCGCCTCCGCCGCCACCACCAGACCAACCACGAGGACCGGCACCACCGCCGCGGCCACCAGGTGCTATTGAACTACCGCCGGGACCACCATATGCGGGGAAGTTTCCGCGTCCACCGCCGCCACCTTGTGATCCAATCCAGAAGTTAAATTGTCTACCTCGTGCTCGTGAATTTGGTATTGAAAAATTACCAATTCTACCACCGCCACCTGGACCGCCACCACCATTAGCATCAGATCCACCGTTACCGCCACCAGCACCAGCAACCGTAAAAGTTACGTTATATCCTGTGGGTGGGATGTTTACACTACTATTACCAGTTCCAAAACTTTTACCAGTAGAATAATAATTTGTATCAGTGACAAAATCCTCATCAATTACAGTAATCGTTTCACGTTCAATATTTTGAGTTCTGTAAGTTTTATTTTCTACTAGAGTAGGGGTAGCATTTTCAACACCAACATACCATTGATATGTTACTTCACCAGAATTATCAGTGAGTTTAGCACTAATAGTATGTGTTGCAGCAACGTTTGTATAAACCGTAGCATTTGATGGTTGCGAAACAATCTCAAGCAAAGGATTCATGCTGAGAGTTACTACAGAAGATTTCAGTGGTTCATTAATAGCAGTTCCTGTTCCTTTATCGGTAGAATCATACTCATCCCCTGCAGTATATGATATTTCACAATAAAAATTTCTCCCGTTATCGGCAGGAGTATCTAAGTCACTAATAGAGAGTGATGCTGACGTTGCACCACTAATATTACCACCATTAGTTAATGCTTGTCCTTCACCTTCATACCATTGGAAAGCAATAGTGCCACTATCATCAGCTCCAGTATTACCTGGAAATGTTGCTTCCGCTACAACTGTAAAAGTTACGCTTTCTCCTCTATTTTTAGTGGCATCACTTGGTTGTGTTGTATATGCCAGAACTGGTCCATTAAGATCAATGTCTGTTGGAATCCTTCTAAGAAAATTATTTTCCATTTTTTATCAGTTCTGGAAGTTTTGACCGCCTACGACTCCGTAGAGACCGGATGATGTTGGAGTATCACCATTAAAGATCTTAAATGAGTACATATCAGATCTACTTGCTGTGGTTGTTGGAGTTGGAACAACTCCACCTGGCCAGAAGACTGGAATTGCTGTTCCGCCAACATTTCGGAAGTCATCTATATCTATACTTCGACTTCCAGTAGAATCTTGTTCAACTTTAATTGTAAATGATGTTGAACCAGAAGGAACATTTTTCAGGGTAAAGTGAGTAATATTAGAAGTTGCAGTGCAAATAAATGTCTGTGCTTCTGAAAGGTCAACCGTACCAACTTCTGCAGCAAGAGTAACAGCACCCACTCTTTCAGAGTATGTCTTGAAGAATGCCCTTCCGTCAATATCTAATAAAGCCGATGGAACCGAGGAACCAATACCAACTCGACCAACACCGGCAGTATCTGTAGTAGTGATAATTGTTCCTCCTACTCCAACATTAAGATATCCTAGAGTAGCAATACCCGCTCTAATTCTACCGGAAGTGCTAGGGCTCACATTGTCGGCAGTGCCACTATCAAAGTCAAATGATGTTGCAGTAATAACACCGACTGGGATGAAATCTCTACAAGTAACAAGACCTGAGAATATTGCGTTTCCATGGACAAGGAAACTTACACTTAAACCTGCACCAACATTTTCATGCCTATCTCCAACTGTTAGATTAATACTAGATACAGACGTTCCAATACCAACAGATCCAAGGTTAGTGTTATAAAGAACACCAGAATCCTGTGTCCAACCAGCAGCAGATACGTTAACATCTGTGAGATTAGAACCATCACCGTGGAAGAACGATCCAGTGACAACTCCTGCAACAACATTTCCACTAATTCTGGTGTCACCGACTACGCGAAGTTTGACCCCATTTGCGGTTGATCCAATACCGACACCATCACCATCAACTACAAGTTGAGTGGTTCCAGCACCTACCTTAAATGTGGCAGCACCTGGCGTGGTTGTTCCAACCCCAACCTGGTCAAATACCATAACATTTTGATTGGTGAACAAACTAGTTGCACCAAAACGACGCCAATCATTTTGAACACTATAGATCCAACCAACATAATCACCCTCACTTGGGTTAGCATTATAAACTAAGTCTCCTGGATTTCCTGCCAGACTTGGAGTTGCAATTCCAACTGTGTACTTTCTAGAAACAGTTGCATCACCCTGAAGGAATAGGTTGTTAGATTCAAGAGCCGCATTTACTGTTAATTTATTATTAACAATAACGGGACCGTTGAAAGAGGATGCTACCTTATTATCCGCACCACCCTCAACGTTGATTGAGCGAGCAAATCTACCCTCTACAGGAGTAACAACGTTCAGACTTGGGAGAACACTGATGTCCTCACCTTCGATTGTCTGGAATGGAGTATCAAAAATTTCCTCACGGCCGGTAATCGTGCTAAGTTTCTTATTACCAGAGTATGAAATACCCCTGTCATTCATACCAGTGTAGAAGTTAATTCCACCCTGACGCTTAAGTGACTGTGCAAGAAGTTCTTCATCTGCTGAGATAGAACGATCTTGTCTATCGGGGAGAGCAGTTGAATAGTTGCCAGGACCATATCCAACATATTCAAAAGTATGTCCAGATGCTCTGTTGATAGAGTGTCTTCTAAGTTCAATTGGATTTGCGTTAATTCTTCTAATTACAGAATTAATAGCATGTATTGTTGGTCTTGTTCCAAGAACACCACGGAATACATTAATTGGATTTCCGGTTACAGTTTTCTTAACTCTAACAATTTCATCGTCAACTAAGAGGAAATCGCCAATCTTAATATCAACGTCATTGATTTGAGTTATGTTAATTTCATCACTAGTAGCATTGATTATTGCTGAAGATATAGTGGTGGTAATTCCTGCATATGCTGGAATCATCCTACCGTTTAGATTTTCATTATCTGCAGTAATAACTCCATCATTTGCAGACAGACCCTCATGGAATGCTAATATTGATGAGGAAGACTCAGTAAGTATATTAGTTGCAACTCCAACCTTTACTTCAAATTGGGTTAATGAATTAACTTTAGATACAACAAATGATCCGTTATATCTGGTATTCGTTGCTCCAGTAACTTTTATCCTTTGACCAGCAGAGAATACATGTTTTTGACCATCAGTGGTTAAGGTTGCAATTCCAACATTATTATTATATACGAGAGTATCAACTGATACAGATTCACCAGTTAATTGTGCAAATGATCCAGTTGCAGCAGTTGCACCAATACCAGTAGTTGTAAATCCACCGACAGATTCAGCAGGAGCAACTAAAAGTGTAGTAGCAGCGCCAACAACAACATCAGCAATTCTATAAAGTTGATTGTAGTCAGCAAATCCCTCAGAATTAACTCCACTAATTCTTAGAGTGTCGCCAACATTATTGTAAATGCCAGTGACGGTGACAATAGCAGAACTAAATCCAGTGTAAGTAGAAACACCCGTAACGAACATAGAGTTACCAATGCCATATGCACTACCACCATCCATGACGGTGACTCCAGTAATTTCACCACTAGAACCTGTGGTAATCTTAACGGTTCCATGCTTACCTACATCAGTTGTAGTGTGTCCAGTTCCTGCTAATGTTGCATTATAAAGAGTGGTGTTAGCAGATCCATATCCTGCACCTGCGCTGGTAATACCCAAAGTAACAATTCTATTCAGACCATGATCAAGTGTAGTTTCGACAACGTGTGAGTCTGCGCTAAAAGAAGTAATATTGGTAATACCAATACCAATGTCATTTGCCTTAAAGTATCTGTTTGCTGCTTCTTTTGTGAGACTCTTTCTTGGGTCATTAATTACAACATCGCCAATCAGGGAAGACCTTGCAAAACTGCGGGACTCCATTGGGTCGGATTCAGGTTCATCTCTTTGAGTTTGTGGGAAGAGTGACTTGACCGGTTGAGAGTATTTTTCATCGGTAAACGGAGAAACAGTTGGTTTTTCGTTTGCACCAACAACGGTGAGATAGTAAACACCATCTTGATCACCACTTACATACTTTTGTGCCTCTTCAACTCTATAGACATACAGAGTATCGTCATACTCTTTCTTCCTAAAGAATGGAAGTGAGATATTTCTTGTGGAAGTATCATTACTAAATGCACCAGGATCGGTTCCAAGACCAACGGTAAACATCTTAGAACTGGAAATACCTGTAACGATGGTTGTATGGTTAAATCCAGAATTGCCAGCACCAGTGGTATTATTTGCACTGGTCACATTATTGATTTGAACTTTTGATCCAACAGTTAGATTGTGAGGAAGTTCAGTGACAAAACTTGCAGTCTTTGCACCATCCGAGAAGGTGGCATCTGCAATAAATCTAAAGTTTCTTTGTTGATTGATATTTGAAATTTCGCCAGATCCAAAGTATGTTTGAACTTCGGCAGTGGATGATCCTATGGACGTATTAGATTCCTGAATGATAAATCCTTCAACAGGAGGTCTTGCTACTGTTCCTCCAGAAGAAGCAGGAATAACATATCTCATTCGATACAGAGTATCAGTAGAATTTCTGTTATCATTTCTTCTAGTAATGAAGGTTCTCGGAGTTGATACTCCAAAACCAGTTGATCCAACACCAACTACAACTGGGAAAATGGTATTATCAGTTGCTGCTGTGGATACTTTAATATACCACTGACCATTGGTATCATCGTATTGAACTGGGTGACCAACATCACCTGCATTTTTATCAGTGACTCTACTGCTAACTTTTAAAATACCACCCTTTTCATTAATTGAAATTGCATTTCCATTAACAGCATCATTAAACGTCTTTGCAAGTTTTAAATTAGTTGCATCAAGTCCAGTTACAATCGCATGATAAACTTGATTTGACTCAAGTCCATCAGGGAGTTGTCCAGTATCACTAATAACACGAACGGTTTCACCAGTTAAGAAGGTGTGATTTGCAGTCAGAGTGATGACATTAGTCGCACCACCCTCACTGAATACACCAATACTATTGATACCGGTTGCACTTCTGTTTACAAGGAATGTCTTCTCAGCACTTGACTGAGAATTAGGCATTACAATACGTGCTCCATACTCAGTTACAGATCCAGCAGCAGATACAAGAACTTTGAGAGTGTCATTAGTTTTTGCGCCAACCCTAAATCCCTCAATAACATTTTCTGGAGGGGCATCTTTGTTAGTTCTGTCATACAGATAAAGATTACCAGTGGATCCTATACCTACGTTTGGAACCCTACCCGTTTTATGAACATCAATCGCATCAAATTCAATCGCAGTCTCAGTTAAAGGTATTTCTTTTGGTGGAATAGCATGAGTAAAGTAACCAACATCATCTTGAGTGAATGCTTGCTCTCTAAATCCATCTGCAATTAGAGCTTTGGCACCAAAGTTTGAGTTAGAGTTGGTGATCGATTGGTCTCCACCACTCTCTGATACAAAGTGCTCAGCATATCCAATAGCGAAGATAGAAACTGCCTGAATAACAGAGTTATTGGAGCACTTGATATGAAAGTTTCTATAAGATGGTTTATAAACTGCTCTTGAATCTGTGCTTAGAGTTTCATTACCAGCTACGGTATTATCCTCATAGTTTCCAGTCGTGGCATTATACTTTACAAATGCATTATCGTCTTTCTGAAGTCCGATACCAGTAAATTGAGCCACAACCATTGACTTGAATCCAGTTGCTTTGGATCCATCAGCATGCATGCCACACATACCAAAAACTGATCTCAAGGAAAGGTTAAAGATATATGGTGATGCAGATGTAACGGTATCAGATTGTAATTGTAGTGTTGCTCCTGTAATTGATGGGAGTGGATTTACTGGGTCATTTTGAACTTGATATTTAATATTGGTATCATCAACTTTTTCAGATACAACAAATTGTCCACTATACCCAGTGGCGGTGACCTTTGAAATACGGAAAGGAGTATCAACGTCTAAACCAGGAACAGCAGTTGCGGTAGTAACTGTAATTGTGGTTGAGGATGTGGTGCCATCTCCTGCTTTAATACTTGTAATTCCAACAGATGCGCCAGTTGAACCAACAATACGGTGTTCATCGATTTTTGCTTGAATGTCAAGTCCAGAACTTGGATAATCTGGTGAAATTGCACGACCAGAGGACTGACCATAAACAAGGCTGACCTTTTCATAATACATATCCAGGTCAGTACGATTTGTAGAGTACGTCTGGAAAGTATCACTAATACTTACATTATTCGTGCCGTCTGCATACTCAAAACAAGTAAGTTTATGATGAGAGAAGTTGGGGACAAATTGGTTCTTAGTATAGTCCTTATAACAGACTCCATTTGGATCTGCATCAAACATGGTGAACTGCCAGAAGTAACAGGCACCAGTAATTCTAAACAGAGCAGATCTTTCAATATTATCGTTCTCTGGGTCAGGAACATACTTAGGTCTAACTTTAGTTTTACGAAGGTCTAAACCTACGATAGAAGTACCACGGGGAACAATTACTCCACCGTGGATACTGTTAAGTTTAAATAGTTCGTTTTCTGGAGATTCTAAACTTAGGTTAGAAGTGAGATCATATGGAGGTAAGTCATTGGTTATTGCACCACTTCTTGTCCTATAGAGATTTACTCCATCTGGAATATATCCCGGTCTATTATCTACAATATGATCACCGGGATATAGTAAGATTGTGGTTTTTCCAAATCTATCATTATTCAACCCTCTTTGATATGAAAATCTTGATGCTTCAATGAGAGCTCGCTGAATAGTTTTAAAGGGGCGTGTCAGCGAATTGCCCTGATTTTCTATGCTGTCAGTCGCATCCAAATCATTTGGATTCACATAAAGAATCGTTCCTCTGGAAGACTTAAGAAAATTATCTAATCTGGAAAGACCCATCTTATTAGCACTATAGTTCTTGTTATGGATTATTTATCAAACGAAAAAAGGGCAACCTCGTAGAGGTTACCCTTTTCGCACTTCCTTCACACCTTTATATATTACTCTTCTTTTAACTCATTGTCAAGCATATATTCTACTGTCGTTGCAACGTCATTCATGGCATCACGAAGTTCTTTTTGACCGCCAGTATGCTGCGTCATTACGGTGGTTTCTGTGAGCGACCATCGCCACTCCTCCATTTTTTTGTTATACCATAAGTTGATGACCATACTTAATAATAACTCCTTGTTTGTATTTAGAATTTATTTTGACCTATCCCAAGCATAGTGTGCTCTTCGTCCGTCTTGCAAAACATAATGGAAAAAGATTTGATGATAGTATGTATGCATACCTTCACCTGGCATTGGTTCTCTCCAATGCGGTCTTTCACATCCTTTATATACCATTCCATCACCTGGTTTTAAAATAACAGAGTGGTCATCACCCATACTGATTGTTGTTTTTTTAGTTTTATCCGCATATTCATCTGGTGTTTTAATCCAGATAGGCCAATCGACATCTAAATTAGTTCCAACATGCACAGTGACTGAAATTTCACATGCATCTCTATCAGCGTGTCTTTCTAATTTTTGTCCAGGGAAGTAATATCTATCATAATAATAGGTATTATAAAGTTTGCGACCTAACTCTTTTTCGACTTTCATACGAATTCCAGAGTGGATAGAACGATATTGTGGATGCCAATATCGTGCTACTGACCCCTCTACTTGTTGTTCTAATGGTTCATAATCATAATCGTCTAGATTTTTACTATGATAGTTAAACTGCCCTCTTCGCATCGGGACAGGATGATATAATTCCTCAGGATCCCAAAGATTTCTAATCACCACATATCCGTGCTTTTCCATGAAATCATTACGAGTCCAAGTTGTACCAGTATTGTGCATTTCTTGCAGAGTTATCTGCTCTGGTGTCATTAATTCTGCCATTATTTCCAACGTGGACCAATTGTCCATCCAACTAAACTTTTACGGCATCCTTTAGTAATTTTTAAAACTCTATGTTGTGTGCGGGAATCAAATAAAATCATAGTTCCTCTTTGACGAGGTGCAATATAGGATGCTCCACTCTCATCCAAAAGTTGTAGATTTCCACCCTCATAATCATCTGGGTCAGATAATTGCAATACGAAAGACAGTTTTCTTATTGCATTATCATTATGCATACATGATAATCCAGCATCGTTATGCCATGTATAAAACTGACCCTTTTCATATTGAGTGTATTGAATCGCTTCTCCGTCAATAGATGTCAGGTCATATAAAAAATTTTCTTTATTTGCTTTCATTACATAATGCCAAATAAATCCAGAAATCCAGTGGGACGTTGGAATCCAAGCATTTTTGGAATTTCTTTTTTCTTTGTTAAAATCAGGACCCTCAATTCTAGAATCCATCATTCTATCATCAAAATTCTCTGATAAGTCTTCTTGAATAATATTTACTACTTTTTCAGGTAAATCGGTAAAATACCAAACTGATTGAAATGCCATTTTTGTATAATAAGGTCATTATGTATTAAATTAGTCCACGGGTAAAAGTTCTGGGTTTTCAATTTCCAACTCATATATCATGGGATGGCACTCTTCTAACATCAAATATGATGATGCTCTATACAAATCTTCTGGAGTCCACCTTTTTCCCTCATCAGCTAACTTTATAACTTCTGGATGTGACTTAGCAATCTCTGGAAGCTCATCAAAAGTAAAAGGAACATTCTGAATGAAATACACCAGTATCAATACGCTTCCTTCGTGATGATCATACCAAGCATACGTTGTGTCTATGTGGTATTTCATGGGTCCGTGTATTACCCTGAATATATTTAGTGAGAATAGGAGCGGGGGGACTTGAACCCCCACGACCTTTACAGTCAACAGATTTTAAGTCTGGTGCGTCTACCGATTCCGCCACGCTCCCAAAAAATCAGGTAATTAGTTCACCTGCTTCATTATAGATGGGAGGATGCAAAACACAATATTCATTAAATGTTATTTTCATCTCCTTTAATGTCAAGTTGCAGTTGTTTGCTGCTTTTGGCAAATTCCATTTCGCTGCGAATAACATTTCCATAGATTGACGGGTTTCTGGTCTCATAATCGTAGCATTTTAAAATTTCTTTGTAAAGATAGGATGAATAATCCATCTGAAAAAAGGTAATAGGGCAATTTTTTGGCGGAATTTTTTTCCGCCCTTTTTTGGAATTAAAAGCTAATTTTGGTCAGAGGGGGTCAGCATACGCCAACACATCTTCATCACACTTATCACGAACTAGTTCCAACACGGACATGAACTGTTCCATCGTTTCACAGTCCACAACCCTCTCATCACCTTGCTCGGAGTACAGGTAGAACTTACGTGCTACGGGATCAACGACACAACGTGAAAGGAAATCGTCTTGCATGGGGTCCTCTGTTTACCTGCTTATTATACGACGGTCAGGCGTTCTTGTCAAGCATCCTGCTCGACTTCGAGTGCAGGAATATCTTTACGCATAGCATTAATAATGTAATAACAATTAATATTGGTTCCGTTACCCGACCGTATTTTAACCTGTTTACCCCAGTCAATACTATCCACAATTAAATCTTGTGAGGACCCAATTTGTGTAAGCGAAACAGTAATACTTTCTGGGTCAATAAGACCTGACCAGTAATCTGGCAGTTCAATCACATTAGTATCTTTTAAATGTCCACGAATATATACACCATACTCTGGACCCTCTAAGCATCCGTGCCATAATCTTTTTCCCTCTTTAATTGGGTGAGGAATATTAAATGCTTTTGAGTTTGCACTGAAAGACCCTGCGGAGCATAATCCATTAATAGTAACCGTTGCTCCTACAAAATTAGTAACAGATGCCTTTCCGCATGTAGCATTTACTTGAAGGTTATCAATCTGTGCAGACTTATGATAATAGGGAGTGCAAGCATCTTCTGGATAATCAGCTTCACCTTTGTTTGCATACCAAATATATTCAAAGTCTTCCATTGCTATTCCCCAACCACCTGCTTTTTTACTACAGTCCTGGCTAGTGGGAGATGGGATAAATTCTCCTGGGAATTCAAAATTTTCGGGTTGTCCTGGTGAGTTTGCCATAATTTAAATTTTTCCTGATTGTAAATATTGTGTGTTGTCTCCTGGATAATCCTCAGGAGATGTGCCTTCGTATTCTGCTATGTTTCTTTCGCAATCTTGCCTCTCAGCATAAACATGATAGAAACAATCAATTGGTAGACCTCCATTTGATTGAAGGTAAACTTTTTCCTCATCGAATCTTTTTACGATAACATCTTGATGAGATCCAACCGGTGTTAAGTTGACTGTAATTGTAGTCCAATCAACCAAACCTTTCCAGTATTCTGGTAGTTGAATTTCTTTTTTATTTGTTACTCTTCCCCTAACATACACATCTGCTGTCGGTGCCTCTGGTGCAACGTGTCGCAGTCTCCAGTCATCTTTAGTTGGGTGTGGAATATCAAAATCTTTTTTTGCTGCTAAAACATTACCTCTAAAATCTGCAACAGATAGACCAAAAATCGGACCACCTGACTGAATTCTAAAGTTTACATCAAGATTGCCCATTACACCTAAGTTTGGAGAAACCATAGCAGAGTATGGATTACTCAATCCAAGTGGTAATGCACCTGGTGCAAATGCGGGAGGAGAATCTGAGTTCGTAAGGGGTCCAATATTGAGTGTCGCATAAGGGGTTGGAAAATGAGTTGGTTGCCCAGTAACAACCGGACCCTCAAGCATTCCAGATCCATTAATCTTTAGAGGACCTTCACCAGCGGCAGGGCAGATACCTGACCCATCTTTCATTTGTCCACCAATAACTAAATCATCTACGTGAAATGCCATTTTTACTCCTGATTTTGTTTTTGAATTCTTTGCAAATTGTTTTTTGAGTCTTTAAGCGCACAACCATCAGTGACTGCACGAATAATAGAAGAATACAATTTCATCTGTGAATTTGCAATGAGTTCTGCAGATCCAGATGATACTATTTTATATAAACTTTTTGTATTTGCAATAAGTTTTTTACTGTCAAGGCTAATGGTCTCTGTGGCAACCATTTTGATATTACCTTTTGATCCACCCTCGCCAACTGCAACCAATTCAATATCAGTTGCTTGCAATCTTAATTTTCCATTTGTCGCAAGAATAACAATGTTGCCATTACTGGCATGAAAAAACATAGAGTCCTGTGCTTCTTCATTATCCTCACCACAACTAACCTGATAGTTTCCAGGTGCTACTGCTGATGTCCAACCTTTCCGTTGACCATCATTATCCATAAAGAAACCGTGCCTACCATCCTTTGCCTGAAGCAAAACTCCTGCAGTTACATCACCTGGTTTATGAATATGTCCAAAGGAACAAGACCCATGATCATTTCCATATCTAATGCCAGTGTAGTTATTCTTTGCACTATCTGTTGGGTTTGCCTGATTACTAAAAGATTTAGCTTCCTCAGCACTGATGACACCATCATTGTTGGCATCAGCATTACGATTTAATCTGTCATTGACTTTATTTTGTGAGGTAGGTACTCCCATTTACATTTCCTATATGATAATACTATTTAAGATAAACTATCGGTAGTTCCAGGAATATTAAGTCTTGGATCATTACTAGAAATATCAGTTCCCTGTCTGAGGATTGCAGACGGAGGTGTAGTAACCTCAGCATCAATACTCTCCTTAAGTGTATCATATACTTGTATGAGTTGTCCAGGTGTTTCATATACACCTGCATAACGAACTCCTTCTTTGTAGAAGACCTGTCCATAATATGGTCTACCATTTATGTATCCAGTTTGTTTCAGTCCAACCAAATCAGTCACCTGTATGATTTGCTCTGGTAAAATATCAGGATCAACTGGATCTCTAACTACAGTGAATCTTGGAACCGCCTGGAAATTAACTCCAGTATCAGTGATCATTCTAATTTCTGGTTGTCTTGTAAATCCACGTCCAGCCGAAGTTCCTGGTGTTTCGGGTAAAACATTAACCTTAGTAATTCTACCAAATGTATCACACTCATAGGTGAGTTTAACTCCATTACTTGGTTCAATCACAAGTTGATCTACTCCACAATTATAATTGATACCAGTATCAACAACCTCAACATCTTCTAATGCAAGAGTAACTGGATATGTAGAATCTCCTGTTCCACTATCAGGTGGTTTAGGAAATCCATTTCCTGGATCATCTACAACAACTTGACAAACCTTACCTTTTCCAACAATTTTTAATGGACAAGGTGGTGGAATTAGTATGGCAGAAATTCCGATAGGATTAGTCGTCCATGGTCTACTTCTTCCAGTAGATATATTGAGATCCGTTGTTATATTCATATCAACAACAGTTGGATTCTGCTGGAAACTTGTGTTGGGTATACGAATGTTACTAAGTCTTATCTCAACCGTTTTCTTTCCTTTTGTAGTGGTAAATTCACTATAAGTTTTAGGGTCACCAGCAAATGTTTTTCTTCTAAAGAGCGCCGTTTGAATTTTTACTCCGTCAATAAAAATCTCAGCTTTATCATCTGCCTCAGTCTTAATATTATATCTACCATCAACAGGAAAATCTACGTTTTCCCAACGCATAACCCAAGTCTTTCCTTGAATTTCCTCCGTTGGTTCGTTTATTTCTTGGAAAAATGGAGATAAGAATCCCTTTCTATAACTTGACAGTTCAGTTGGTCCGGCATAAGTTACACCCTTTTTAACACTCCCACTTGACAATCCAGGAGAAGATTTAGCACCAATAGCAAACTTACATGTAGCAGAATTTTTACCATTTTCAAAATCAAAAAATCTCCCTTGAGATGCACCACATATTATATCAGTGTAATCATTATCACTTGCATCCTCCATCTCTAATATAGAACCTTTTGATCTCAATCTCACTCCTCTTTTACTTTGTTCACTAAAGAGTTTAACCTCATAAATTTTACCAGGTTGAACGCTTCTTGAAAGACTTTTTTTAATTTGAGATCCATCATATCGTTTACTCTCATCAATATTAAGTTCTTTAATTATAATTCTATTAGCATACTTAGCATCAGATGATATTTTAAAATCAACATCCACTGGTTTTGCGGATTTTGACGCAACTATCCAATCTTTGGTATCAAAAATCTTTTTCTTAACCATCTTAAAGGTATCAGTTTCTTCATTGATAACTTCAACAGTGATTGTATGTTTTCCTTCTTCTAGTGGAAACTTTACAGTATCAGGAAAATCTGTCTTAAACCCCTTCAAAGTTCTTCCATTAAAACCAAGTCCACCCTCCAAGATTACTTTATCATCGACAAGAATTCTTCCTCCATTATCGACTGTTCCTTTCATTCCATAGAAACCATCATATGGTGCATCAATAACCCAAGAGGTTCTGTAAACTATCCCACCACCATCAGAATCTAGTGTGCTCAATGGTAATACGGGTGACATTGCATAGCGATTAGTAAATGCACTCCATGCAGGATGAGTCACAGGGAACCATTTTTGTTTAGATCCAGGGAATCTAGTTGTCCAGAAAGGATTACGAGGACATCTTCCTTCCTGTTGTGGTGGAAGTTCTTGTGGTGCTGGTGGGAGGGGAGAATCAATTGATAATGCAACACCCATTGGATTTTCGTTCCAAGACTTTGCAGATACAACTTTCTTTTCTTTGACTGTAGTTTTTATCCTCATAGCAAATGCCATAGGATTGCCTGCAGAAAGAGGCTTACCCCTAATCTGCTTCAGTTCTACACGAATTCTATACTTTCCTGCTTCAAAAAATCTGGTTTCAAAACTCTTACCAGTTCCCTTACCTGGACTACTAAATCCTTGCTTCCTAATGATTGTTTCATCACCACCATTGTTGATGTCACGAAGTCCATTACCAATTCCTTTTTGACCTCCACCAGAACGATTGCCAATAAAAATCTCTGCGGAATCATCAACCATAATCTCAAAATTATAGTTTCCAGTGATAGGGAAGTCTACATATTGCCATCTAATAATATGAGTTCCATCAAAATCATCAGTAGTTGCTTTATTGGTTCGAGGATTGAATGGAAGAACACCAAAACGAGATAAGAAATCAGCATCTCTTCCTGCCTCAGGATTTATTCTCCAAAGTTTTCTGTCTGCGTCATTAATTGATTTCTTGGTATTAAAAATTTCCTCCATTTCAAAACCAGAATTAGAAGAAGTTGATCCTCCTGATTCTGATTTGACATTTACTCTAAATGTTAAATCAAAAGTTCCTCTTTTTTGATTTCCTTGTGGACCAACACCTTTTATAATTTTTTTATTTGATGGAGTGAAGATTCCTCTATTAACTCTAACCTGCATATCATCATTATCATTAGCTGATCCAACATAATCAGCAAAAATAATTTTACTTGGTTTATTACCACGTTCTTTATCGCTAACTCCAAAACTTTGTAACGTCCCTTGTTCTACGACTCCCGAATTTGACTTAATGTTTGAGATTTTATTGATGTTTACAGTTTTTGTAATACCACCTTTCTCTCCACGTTGGGTCCATGTTGTGTCTCCAATAGTGACTGACCCCACAGCAAGTCCAGAAGTTCTAGGGTCATCATCCCACTCAAATCTAATGGTAACATCGCCCTTATTTTGACCTTTTACAATTAATTTTGTACCATCCCCAGAGAACTTTGCTGAAAGTCCAGGAGAACTAGATACAATTTTTAAACTTGCATTAAGATCAAATCCATTATTAATATTATCATCAAACTCTATCTTTCTTCCTTTATTAACAATTCTTTTTCCTGTTGTTTGTGAAGCATTATTGCCATACTGAATTTTAAATTCTCTTTCTCCAATTTGTGGTTCTATTTTAGCAGAATCTGCAACAGCAACAACCTTATAATTTGTATTTCTAAGAACTTTTATATTCTTCTTATATGAGTTACCACTCCTCTGGACATTATCTAAAACAAAAGAGTGTGCTCCACCCTCAGATGTGAAACTAAATTTTACTGCACGGTGTCTTTGAGTTCCTTGTCCATAAACTTCAAACTCAGTGTTAATATATTTTTTCTCATCTTTTTGTTTTTTTATTGTTTTGAGAATAGGGATATTCTCCAGGTCAACTCTAATTCTATGAACTCCAGCAGTAACAAATTTCTTTAACTTGTCCGGAGAATCTTTAAATCTAGTTGTTCTACCAACCAGTATATTATCTAAGTAAATGTCAGCAACATTATCTGCAGAATATCTAAAATTATAATCACCATCATATGGAAAGTCCTCTTCCCACTCTAATGTATGTTCTATTCCAGCAAAGTCACTACCAGGAACATTTGATGGTGGAACTGGAGAGACAGCATACTTATTCATAAACTCACTCCATGCGGGATGAGTTACCTTATGAATAATTCTAGACTTTTTATTAAGAGCAGTGACTTGTAATGGTTTTTCTCTTTGAGTTGTCCACCAATTACGGATAGTATTATCCTGAAGATTTACTCTTGTACCACCTCTTAAAGATTCTAAGAAATCTTGATATCTTCTTTGCTCAATCTCTACAGGATTTCCTCTAAGAGTTGCATATGTGGTTGGATCCCACACACCAACCTCTTCTCCATCTGCGTTATATCTCTTACCAAAAGAAACTATTTCCGATGGACCACATGTGCTTAAGTCATACTCCTCAAAATCTTCTTCTTTCTCAAAAGTTTGAACAGTCTCAACGAATGCACATTTAGAATATGCAGGGTCTCCAACCATAATAGATCGGACAACTGCTCCAGCACCAATACCATATTCATCTACTACTTCTGTGACTGGTGCATATGCATACCCCCACCCACCATCAATCAAATCTACAGCAAGTAGACTGCCATCAGATCCAAATATAGGATTAGCTCTTGCTCCTATTCCATTACCACCTGAAAAATTAACATATGGATTTGCATCATCAAAAGCATCTGATCTTATTCCACCATCATCATCGTAAATATCAAGTCCGGTAATACCAGAACATCCTCTGTTGCCACCAGCAGAATTTTCCGGAAGAAGATCCTTTGGTTCTAATTTATTAACTTCATTGATATTCATGAACTGAATTTTATCTCTTCTTCTGAGAATAAATTGAGTTCCTGGATTCAATTTTGCATACTTATTAGCTTCATATCGGTTGACACCATCAACGTAACCTCTTGTGGTTGAAATATATCCAACCCTAATATCACATTTGTCTGCTGGTCCGAAGAGATTAAACGACATGCTGATTTATTGACTACCTATTATTTGTCGTAAAGATATTTAGTTGTCAGTTAAGAGGTTAATGACAGCAGTTCCTGCAGGAGGTGGTGCAAATGCCTCTGGGGGTGGTGGAAGAACTTTATCAATTCCAGTAGATACTGAATCTTCAATAGATTTCAAACTTGGGAACTTAGTATCTGGTTGTGCGGATCCACCATGTGCCATACAATACTTATCAGATACTGCTACATTTGGTTTTAATTCACAACCAAATATATTGAGACTAATATTTGTAAATGAGAGAGCACCACTAATACTACCAGCAACATCTGAAACCTGACTTAAAATATCAGATATAGATCCACTTACACCTGCAAGTTCGCTTTGCATATCTTTAACGAATTCATTTACATTATCTAAAATATTTTTGTTAGCAGAATCAATTTCACTTTGATTTGAATATAAGATTTTTGCAACAACATCTTCAGCATAACATGTTGGAACTCTTGGATTTCTCTTCACATCATCTCCATCATTATTTTCATAATTTTGTCTTGCTTTTGCTTCAGCATTACCCATATCTAATGCATCAGTTAAAAGACTTTCAATTTGACCACAAACATTTTCAGTTAATTTTCCATATAAACATAAAATCAACTCTCCAATTTTCTCTTTTAAATCTGCAAACATTGTTCTCATATGTGTAGGCAAAGCTGCTACTGCCCGCGCCATTGCCTTATTAAGTTGCTTCATGACATATTCCATGATCTTATCCATCACAATCTTCATATACTTTGCAATTTCACAGGCAGCATCACTAATTAATTTCTGTATATTTGAAGTTGTGCTTGATACTGCATCAATGTAACTAGATATCGCTGCAAGATATGAATTTAATCTCTCAGTTAATTTAGTAATAACTGTTTGAATTGATGATATTGCTGATTGAACAAACTGATCAGGATCAGGTTTCATTATAACATTACACTCTCTAATTTTAGATTCACGTTTTACATCAGCAGAAGAAAGTTGATGCATCGCATCGGGATTTTCTTTTGTTGGATTCCCTTGACTTGGTGTTGCTGGAGACTCTTGTTGTGTTCTTAATTTTTTAACATGATCTGCTACCGCTTGCATCGCGGCTTCTTCCACTTCCTGAACTGACTTACCTTCGCTTCTTGCTTGCTCTCTAGCAGCGTTTGCGACTTGTAAACCATCCGGAATTGCACTAAGAGGTTGATCTGGTCTCAGTCCAAACTTATTAAGTTTAGTTCCAGGTGGAGGTGGTGCAATTGCTTGTGATAATGTAGAATTTGATGGTTTCTTTGTAACCAAACCCTCATCAGGTGCTGTTGGTTTAGCACTTCCTGTTGGGGGATTTTTACCTTCTGCATATCCACTAGTGGCAGAAAAATTGGATTCAGTCGTACCAATCTTTGTTGCCATTGAGGTCTGGGCATTGTTACCCAGAATACCCATGATGATAGGAACCTGTTGATCAGATCCATCCAGGAAGAATCCAAAGACAAAATTACCCTGTCGAATTGCAGGAGTTGTGCTTGCATTTGCCTGTCCACCACCAGCAGTAACTGGATACATGAGATTTGCCCAAGGCAACTGATCTGATGGAATAGACTCCTCTTCTTTATCATGGAGACCCATGATACGAACTTTATATCTCCTTCCCCATCCAGGAATACTATTCGGATCTTCAAATTTTCCAGACAGTGAATTATTCCTCCACTCGGAATCGTCGGTAACCTGACCGATCCACCAGTTAAAGGTTCCTCCTAGAAAACCAGGATCAAATAATGCTCCTGTTTCTGCCATTAATCTTCGTAAATCCTACATTCATCTGCTTCTGGATTCTCATCGCAATACATTTCAAATGCAGTAGGGTCATGATGATCTCCTGCCTCAATATCTTTAGCATGCTCTTTTGCATAACGCTCTAAATGCTCCAACTCATCTGCAGTGTGACGCCGCATTTGTGGAGAAATGGTCGGATCTTCAAGAATTTGCTTATCCTTTTCGATATGAGTCTCGATATTTTTTTCCATGATTTTTTTAGAAAGTAGTTGTAGTATCGTATGCTGCAGTTGATACACTTCTTTGATATGAGGGTTGTGTACCAGGAACTTTTGTTTCAGTGGCTGGTTTACCAGTTTGTGGTTCCTTCCCTGTTCTACCAAAGGAATCTCTTACCAGGTTTAATTTAGTATAAGTCCCTTGGGAGCTAACTAAATGACATAATGATGATATAATATATAGTCCGCCAATTTGACGGTCAACGTCATCATTCTTTGTATCTTTTTGAGATGATGGTGCATCAAAATAGACCGCATCTCCTGCATGTAGTGAAAAATCTCCTGCTATAGTGACTTCAACTTTAGAAGCATACAATTGATTATAGCGCATGATTGCCTGATTTTTCACTAATGCTGTCTTAAAGTTTTCATCCCTTGACTTTTCGATTTGCTGCTCTGTGCTGCCTGCAGGTAAGGTTCCAGTATCCAGAATACAATATGTTGTTCTTGAAAATTTTAATTTACCAGAACTAATCTCATCACTCATTTTAGGTAACTCTTTTCCTGCCTTTGTCAAAGATTCCTCTGTTCCACCTTCTCCAACTGCTTTTGGATTTAGCACTTGATACTGGCAGTTCCATGGATCAAATGTAATTAATCTAGTTGCCTGAAAACCTGCTTGCAATTTTTTCTGAACATCTACTCTATTATCTTTAGAGTATGTCAATGCTTTTACGTCGTATCCCTCTGGAATGTTTTGACCTCTATTGTCAGGTGTATCATTATAGATAATAGATTTTTTCTTTTCCTGACCCAATAAAGAATCAATTGATTTAAAATGATATCCCTTAGATGTTTCATAAAAGAAAAATCCTGCTGTTGCTCCTGGTGTTTTATCCACAGGAGCACATCTCTGAGACAACCAATTTAAAGCGTAGAATGGTTTTTTCTGTGCCGGTATTGATCCACACACAGTTGACTCTTCAATATCAGTTATATCTTTTTCAGTTTTTAAAAAATTTGTTAGTATTTCTTTAATAGCTTCAGATGGTTTACCATCAAATCTTTTATTAATTCTAACTTCCTCATTAAGTTCACACTCCTCAGATACCAACTTTAATGCGACAACAGACTTTGTGGTCTCATCTGATATTGGATTGACATTGTTTATCCGGAAAGTATACTCAATTTTATTTTCATTATTATCTGTCATTTTAAACTTTACTCTCTCTGATCCTACAATTGGAAGACCTTCAAGGGCACTCTTTACCTCACCAGTTTTATCATCAGCAATAGTATTACCAGAATCACTAAACATGACAGTTGCCATCACAGAATCTTGTAGGATACTTTCATAATACCTAAACTCAATCAAACCATTTAAAATAGATACAGTTTTCCCTTGAGTTTTACTTGAAAAAATATCTATCGTTTCTACTGATGTTGGAGTTGCTTGAGCAGTAGTGACTTTTTTTGATTCTGCCATATGTATTACCTCGTATTTCTATTTAACCACCTTTGTAAAGAATATCTTGGAAAGATTCTCCACCAGAAGCAACTAAACTTGGTTGATTAAATGATTGCTTACTTTTACCCATTGGCATTGGAACTGGAACAGGTTGTGAAATAGGAATAGGAATTACCTCTGCCATTTCATAATCTGCATACGATTTTAATATATCAATTGCCTGAGCACCTTCTGCTTTATTGAGTGCTTTCAATAATCCAGGGAAAGTTCCTTGCAATGCTCTGGTGGAATCTGCATCGATGACATATTCTTTTCCTTCTTCACCCATTTCATAGAGACCTCTTCCTTTTGTAGGTCCACCCATTCTCATAAATCCTTTAATTCTTCTACGCATCTCATCACCACCACTACCATACACGTCGTCATGGCTATTAAGTTTATCTAAGTCCCAACGTTCTACATCTGCTATCGCACCAACTGATGCTGCATCTTTACTCTTATCAGTGTCAGAGCGTCCTCTACCAAAGGGACCATAGTTAGTGTGTGCATTAACTCCATCAATATTTGATCCTGCCTCACCGTGAGTCATAATTTTCTTAGTGGTAATGTCACTAGCAGACCATCCCCATCCCTTGGCGATTCTTGCTGCCTCCTTTGCCATCGCAACTCTTTGTTCCTCTGTTGGCCACATTCCCTTATCTGGGTTAGCAGCAAGAGACAGTCCGACAGAACCACCACCGTTTCTATTATACGTGTGTCCACCAGTGCTTGATCCATATTCAAATTTAAAGTCCGGTGTACCATCCTTAGTGAAGACTGTGTGATATGGTCCGTAAGTGCTGTAGTAATTTCCAGCAGTCCAGTGTAGATAAATGGCCTTACCTTTCTTTGAAAGTTGTCCCGAAGCCTTTCCTTTAGATCTCATTTGTCGTGGACTTTCACTAGAACGAGTTGAAGAGGATGGAGATTGAGGTTGTTCAGTAACCACCGGAGTCCCCTGGCCAGAACCTGATCCACCAAATGCAGTTCCACCTTCCCCGAATATTGCTGGGAAGAATGATTTTGCAGCATGAGGTATTAACTCAGTAACCATTGCAAATGGATTAAAGAGTATACTGAGGTTTGGCAACTTTTTAACTTTTCCATCCTTATCTTTATCAAGGAATGGGAAAACTTTTGCCAGGGCAATTTGTATTCCTCCAAAGAAAGTATCAGGAACATCAACTGTTGGGAAGTTATTAAAGAACCTACCAAATCCTTCTTTGAAAAAATTAACGATAAGACCACCCACATCCATGGCAGTCTTAATTGCATCCATTAATTTTTTACCTGCTTCCTCAACACCACCACCAAGGATTAGTGAGTAAAGTAAATCACCAAAAAATGTTCCTAGTGTTTCACCTAGCAACGTACCAAGGACGGGGATAGGAATAAAACTTCCAAGCAATCCACCAACAGCGGCACCCAAACCTTT